TGTAGACGTAGGACTCGCACCACCGATGTTGTGCCAGTACTGGTTCTTTGAAAAGTTGCGCAGCCTTCGCAACTTACACGTGATCCACCGAGAGCATTCTCGGCGACTTTAAAAAACGGATTTGTTCGGATCAGAGTTTTTAGACTTCCCCCTCACTATACACAATGGAACCTATTGACCCAATTCTCCACCTTTCACAGATCGAAGAACTCGAAAAACAACTCAAACCCAAGAAAAACTCCTACATGTGCTTCGTCATTGAATACCTAAAGCTACATGCAGGAGACTATGTCGGAGTAGGAGACGTTGGAGCCTACTGCTCCAAACGACGGATTGAAATCGAAGGCAAAGCGTTTCTCGATCCGCCACGATCCTTTGAAACTCTACGAAAAGACCGTTTCCCTCTCCAATGGGACGAATACAAGTCCGGCAAGCTTATGTTTGTCCGATTCAACCCTCTCAGGCAAGAAGCGCTGATTACAGAGATCGCCGAGGCTCACAAGCACCGATCCGATGGTTTCTCCAAAGAGACAATCAACGCCAAACTAGAAGAGTGTGGCTACAAATGTGCACTCACCGGACTCCCTCAGAGCGAGGGAAACTTGGCAGCCGACCACTTCCTCCCAAAGGAAAAGGGAGGTAAGAGCGAACCACAGAACTGTGTCATTCTGAACAAGATCCTCAATGAACAGAAAAACAACTTGGATCCAGTTGAATGGTTCACAAAGTCTCTTCTTACGAACTTTATCAACCTCACGCAATCGGCAGGCATGGACCTCGAGAGCGTGAAGTCTCAGCTCATCTCGTTCATTCAGGCCTTCCCTAGTAAGGCTTGAATAGACTTTGCGATATGATAGGATAGCTGAACTGGAACTGCATTTCCAATCTGGATACACCTTGATGTATGCGATCCGTGGAACTTGTAATTGATTGGAAAGCCAGTTATAGTTGCAGCTTCACGCACCGTGATGGATCGGTGTTCCCACGGATGGATTGGAAAGTTACTATGACCTGGAACCAAGGTCGGCGCAGGCTTCATCCTGTCTAATCTCTGCGTATTCCCTCTGGAGTAGAACGCACTGATTTTTAGCTCTTCTGGAAGTTCGTCCACTACGTCAGCGATGTTTGAACCCTCTGGGATCAACTTGAAGCGTTCAACGGTTCTGGGTTGATGTTTCATAGGCTGATTATCTTCATCCACTTCTGGTCGATTGATTCCAGTTGTATCGATCAACGCAAGTGCATCCTGTAATGTACGTGGAGGCGTATCAAGCTCCTGAGGGAACTCGTAGGGTTTTTGGATGTCGTTGCGCACGGCAACCATAATGATTCGTTTGCGATTCGTATAGCCTCCGTATTTGTCGGTCTGAAGGATCTTGTCGTAGAATGTATATCCCATCTCAGTGTAGAGTCTACGGATATCGTCCATCACATTGTACTTGTAGGATTCAATGGTTTCAAGTAAGGCTGTCATGGTTGCCTTGTTCGCGTTGATTTGGGTTGTGAGTTCTGAATAGTCCTCATTGTTCTTTCGTCTACTGGACTTTTCTCCATTCAGATTCTTGTTTGCATCACTTAGTTCAGTATACTGTTGAAACGCAGCAATCGTCTCTTGACGTTCTGGGTACAATATCATGTTTTTGATAGCCGTAACGTTTTCAATGACACTGACCTTTGGACGTAGTATTCGCACCAAGTTTAGCTGATGTTTGTATAGATAGTTTCGCGGATCAAATGGGTTTCGTACGCCTGCAAGTGAGAATCCTTTGCAGACAATTCCACCAAACAATACGTCTGGTGTTTCACCTTTACACTTTTCACGAACCATTGCTTCAGTGAGTTCTTCAATCGGACATGTAATACATTGTTCTTCGGTCACAGCTTGGTTCTGGACAAGCGTTTGGATCATGTCGCTGTCACTATCATTGACAAACAACGTTCTGAATCCAGCCTGCTTAAATCCAAGAAGCGCACCACCTGCACCTACGAACGTCTCGACAATTGTAAGACGTTCATCCATGCTCTTTCTATGGTTAACAACTGAAAATACGTTTTAGATACAGCGAGTAAAAACGGATTTGTTTTTGTCGAATCGTTTAGACTTCCCCCCAAAATGCAGCTCCCTCAACGACATGGAAAGAAATGGTACGAAGGTGAATCCCACTACATCCTACTACGAATTAAGCAAGGAATACCCCCCTCTAAAATAGCCAAGGAAGTCAGTCGAACTACGAACGGCATTACTGCACAATTGAAACGATTAGAACTATCCAATCTTACCCAAGAAGTTGCAGGTCTTCGTTCAAGAATTGAAGTCCTTGAACGAAGGAACAAACCGGCTGGAAATGGACTCAATGCGATTCGTGCGGTTCGTGCTGGAGATGAGTACTTAAACTGACCTAGACGCGACGAGTTTTACGCGCCTTCTTGGATCGTGATGTACGAGCCTTTTTGCTTCGTGACTTACGACCACCCTTCTTATTGAGCGGTCCTACTGCATTAAGACCAGTCCCAACTGGATATAGAATGTCCCTCATTTCTTTCCAAACCTCTGGCTTCAATCCTATATGTTCACGCAGTAGTCCTTCTTCTGGGCTACCCAATTGTTTCCATTTTTCGAAAGCTTTCGGTCCTTGATTCTTGAGGTCTGTCACAGGACCATCCCACTTGTAACCTTTCTTTTCGTTCGTCTCTTTCAACGAAGCATCCATTGCAAATGCTCGTCTGATATCGTCCTTGGGCATAAATTTGGTGTCTCCCACCTCAATAGTTGGAAGTTTATGTACAGACATTTATTATACACTTCGAATAAATTCCCAGTTCAGGTAATCATTTTTAAATACGACGACGAGTTTTACGAGCCTTTTTGGATCGTGACTTACTACGACGCTTGGTGCGAGTGTGTTTACCGCCCTTTTTACATGGACATCCGAAATAATGAATCATGATGCGGGATGTTCCGCCTTCTACGGCTTTACACGATCCACACATAGATTTTCCATCCTGAGTCATTTCTAGGGGTTTGCAAACATCACCGTAGCCATACTTCTCGCGCGCGGCTTTTACGTCATTTGGGACTTTTGCGGCGAGTTTATCATCTATCTTCTTCTCGGCGGCGAGATAGCCTTCAGCCGTCGATTGGGGCGCGTGGTAGCTCATTGTTTATTCATACACTTCGAATAAACTCCCAATTCAGGTAGTCGCATATCTTCTTCCAGATTTGGTCGTGGGCGATCAATCGGTCTCGTGATTTCAACAACGGAAAGAACACCTTGTATTCGTCCAACTCCAACAGCTCAAAGAACTTGTAGAGGATGTACGAGTAGCTCAGAAAGTTCGTGCGGTCGTTCGGACAGTAAAGCAGAAAAGGAGCTTGAATATCCTGAAACATGGCTCGGATCTTCTCTTCAATTTCAGGGGTAATGGTGGGAGGCGGATTTCCATTGAGTCGAGAGAGGATGTGGGCCCTGTGCTCATAATACTTAGATCGGTTCAGCTTCTTTAAAATCTGTCGTATGTCGTCCTCGGATAAGTCTGCAATATTGTCAATGCGACGTTTACGGATTTCCAAAATGACTTCATTCATGACATCTTCTGGAATGATAGTAGACTCTTTTGCTTGAAACTGGTTCAAGATCTCATTGAGATGGTTGATCTTCTTGTAAGCATAGTTATTACGCTCCTTCGGTGGATCACGAAAGCTGGGAAAGTCTGAGACGACCAACGAGTATTCTTCCGAACCACATCGTGGACAGACTAAAATACCTTCTGAACTGATTTCTTCACGTGCCACGTTGCACTGCACGCAATGCTCTGTCAATAACTGGACGATTTCAGGACCATTGGATAACTTCATACGCTGAACGTATTCGTCAAACATCTGTTTGCGACTCGGTCCAGTATCGGTTGGGATGCCTCCATTGAAAAAGCGCATGAACGTCGACGTATCTTTAGGCTGCAACGTTTGCATCGTCGTAGTCGTATCTTGTTTACGGTAATACTCGTCTAGCAGGTCCATGTTTTTCAAGTAATACTCTTGAACTGGATGTACGTGTTCGAGTTCCTCTTCAATTTCGCGGATCCGACTTTGAAGTTGTGTTGCCTTGACAATATCGTCAATCTCATTGTTCAAGTGAAGGGTCTCAATCTCTGCTTTCAAGGTATCGTATTCAGTTTTTAGAGTGCTTTGCATAGTTTTAGACTCT